CACGTGCTGGACCAACTAGCATGTGTTGCTTCGCCCATACCACCAGGTCTGCCACCACGATGAAATAGCTTTCATACTTCTTAGAAAAGATCAATGCCATTTCGCGCTGCAGCCGTTTCTCATATTCAGTCGACCATTGTTCAATATGACCCGCTTCAAGGCGATAACGCTTCCCCTGTTTCACCAACTCCCACAAATCACCATCGACAGAGATGATGGGCGCCACCGGCAACTTAATGCCTTTGATGCGCTCACCGATGATGATGGCATTATTGCAAGCGGTGCGGAAGTCCCTGTCGTCTAACCAGTGGTAAGCGCGACGTAATTCATCCTTTGACATCATATGTTGCGTCGCCATTTTGCTATTATCAGCCCATGCCAGAAAGCGGTCTCGGTGCTCCGGGGCGGGATAATCATTCACCGGCGCTAAGCAAATCGGCTTGCCCGTGTACTTGGCCAGCTTCATTGCGCGTTTGGCAGCCAGGATTGACTGATGGTCCAGGTCTACGTAATCAAACGTGGCCGGATCCGTCAAGGCGTTGCCGGCAAAACGCACCACACCGGTGGCCTCTGCCCATTCTTCCGCGGTGTTCTTGTAATTCGACGAGAAGTTATAAAAGGCGCGAATATCTTCCGCTAGGCACCATGCTCGTGGCTTGCGGCCTGACGCCTCACGCACTTCTAGCTCGGTGCCAAATAGGGGTTCGATGCCGCGGGCATCTAGGTGCTTTTGCCATTGAACATGGCCCCAAGTACCGTGCGTGTCCACGCACCCGGCAATTTCGCAGCCAAGTTCTTGCAGCCGTTCGGCCACCAGGTCCACCGGGCCGTATGTGTTCTTGTATGAGTGCTCGGTGCGACAGCGTAATAATGGGATCATGATAGTGCCTCCAAATAACCTTCGTGAATCACCACTTCTGCCAGCGCCATGCAATCGTCCAGGGCACGGTGCTTTTGCGTCCATACCTGCCCGGTGACTTCCCGGAATAAATCCTTGAGCTTGATGCGATAGCCATAGACCGGGACATTTTCCTGCACGGTGCAAAACTGAATTGCGGGCCACGCAACGCCGCAGGCGAGTAAGTTGAACTCCCGGTCAAGCACCCCTTTGTCGAACGGCAAGTTATGCGCAATGACCACGTCACAACCTCCAATCAACTTTGAGATGTCTTCAGCCACATCCGCAAACACAGGTTTGTCGGCCAGGTCCTGATCAGTCAAGCCGGTGATCTTTGTGATGATTGGTTCCAGCTTTTGCTGCGGGTTAATCAACAGTGACAAAGTTTCCAGCTGTTCCCCGGCTTCGTTGATTACAACCGCGCCGAATTCAATACAACGCGGTTGTAATGCCTTTTTAGCCCGCGGGTGCATCAGCAGCCCGGTGGTCTCTGTGTCAATTATTGCGGCTTTCATCACTCAATCCGGACGATGAACTTGATGTCGACACCGAGAATGCTGTAGGTATCAAAAATCACATAACGCCATTTGCGCTTGCCCGGTATGTTCGGGTTGGTGTGGCTTTTGGTGTGCACCGCTTGGGCGATTGGTATGTTCCAGTTTTCAAAGAATTCAAGCCAAAAATCCAGCTCTTCTTCGGTGCAATGTGTGCCCAGGTGCGACACACGCGGCGCACCGCCCATCATCCAATTCGGGCCAGCCGTGTAATGCAGCACTTCCAATTCCCTGGCTTTGTCCAACAAATCATAATTAAAACTCAAGTCGGCTTCGTTGGTGCCGGTAGCGCCGCGCACATGACCGGTGGCCACCACGTGATCTTCAGCCCAATCTACCGCGCCCATTGCCGCTAGCAATTCTTTGGCTGCAACCGGGTCACGCGGGTAAAGTGCAATTTGCTCGATTTCAAATTTCATTTGATTCTCCTTAAAAGAATGATGGGTCAGAATTGACCACGTAATCGTGCACATGGTTAATCTCACTCAAACGTTTAACGCAACAGGTGCGACAAACTTCTGGTAAGTTGGCTTTCTTGATTTCGGAATAAGCGACAACGTTATCCCAAATTTCCGGCCAGGCTTGTTTATAGATGTTGCCCAGCGACCTTGCGCGTGGACCATCTCTGGTATCCCCGGCGGTGATGCAACAGGGATAAACTGATCCGTCAGAATCAATGTAAAGCTGGTAAAAAACAGCCTTGCAGGTTTCAAACGGCATCACGGATCTTGTCTCAAGGTCCACATCATCCCACAACGGGTTAGATTGCGGGTAAGCATACCGGGTATCGATGTCGGTGATCCCTTTGCCGGCTGCCCACTCCTTGATCAGCGGCAGTTGCCCTTCATTCGCTGGGTGTAAGGTCACACCCAATTGAACATTTACCCTGGCTTCCAGCATGGCGTCGATTGACTTCATGACTTTGGCCAATGATGTTTTGCCGCGTACCACCGCATAAACATCCGGGTCAACCGCATCCAAACTCACCCTGATCCATTGCGCTTGCGCCAGCAATTCCATATCAATGGTCTTTGGGACGTAGCCGGTGATGGTGCAGCCGAACTTCACCCCGGTTGAAACGTGCCATGCCATCACATGATTGAAATCTGGATAAGCCATCGGATCACCGCCAGAATAACAAACGGATTCCGGCAGCACCGGCAAATTTTCTACCCAGCTCAAGTAATCTCCATAAGCCATTTTCTTTTGCTCACGCATGGGATGGCCGCAACCGATGCAGCGGTTGAAGCAGGAATCCGTCAGCGCAACTTGGATGGAAACCGGGGCACGGCGCTTGCCGCCTTGCACCAGCGGTGCGTACCTGGCAACTTTGGCGGCACGGTTAGCAGTCAATTGCGATAAGTGTAATTTCATGTGAACTCCTTGTCAAATAATTCTTGTAGCGGTTTAATCCTGGTTCTAATTTTGCTGTGATTGCGCTTGCCCTGTGTGACCATTGAGCTGATCCAGCGCACATCCGCTATAGCTGTAGAGGTGTCACGCACAAAATCCACCTGCATGAAACCCCACCAGGATTTGCACACCCCGGCCGCGGGCCTCACGGAAGGCTGCAGCGGAAACATACCAAAACCCTGAGCAAACATCTTTTGGGCCAGCGCAGCAAACAAATACGCGCCGCAAGGATTGTTGAGTTTGTGGGCTTCCATGCTAATCCACTTGACCGTTTTGGGCAGGGGCGTGTGGAGTAACATATCATATTCGCTGCCTTCAACGTCCATCTTGATGGCGGTGGGTTTCACGCGCTTCAGTTCGGCCGGGAATGATAACACCTCAACCTCTGTCGAAACGGGCAAGACGTTGGTCATTAAGGTGGCGTTGCAAAAATACTTGGCATCGGCGTCGACTCTTGAAGTGGCAATATTGGCGACGCCAGGCTTTGTGAGCAAGGCTGCGTTTACCAGGTCGCAATCTGGGCAGCGCTTTTTGAGCTGGGCAAAAGCTAAAGGATGTGGCTCGTATGCCACCACCCGTTTGGCCTTGTGGTCCTTGAGCCATCTCGACACGAAGCCCACATTGGCCCCAATATCCATAATGACTTCATCTTCAATGTTAAATTGGCTCAACCTTGCGATTGTGTGCGTCGCGCCGCGTTCTGCTTTGTCCATGTTACGCTCCATAAGGTATATCGGTACCGGTTAGGTACTTGTGATGCCGCTTGTCTTGCAGCAGGAAGGTGATGAATTCTGCCACCAGCTCAACTTCAGTTTCTTCCCCGGACAGCAGCCCGGCCAACTGATACTTTTCAGCCTGGTCAAGAGTCCAGCCGCGGGTGGCGACCACTTGAGCGTCGATGCTTCTTGACATACCGGTGCCGTGCAGCTTGTTGGGGCTCACGCTGAACACGGTTATGTCAGGAGCTAATTCACGCGCCAGCTGCTTGGTAAGAATTAGCGCAGCGCCTTTGCTAGCGTTGTACGCGGCGCTGCAACGCATTGGCATGTGAGCCGCGTTGGAAACAATGTTGATCACCGTGCCTTTAGACGCCTTCAGCATTGGCAAGCAATATTGGGTCATTTTGAAAATCCCTTTGACGTTGGTTTCCATCACTTCGTCCCAATCGGAGTCGGTGACCTTTTCCAACCAATTGATATAGTTTACCCCGGCGCAATTGATCAAAACATCCAATTGTGGCGGGATAGCTTCCAAGGAACGGGTCGGCCAGCAAACATCCTGTGATTCCAGGATGTCATAGGGATAGACCCGGTGCCCGGCGGCAGACAATTGGTCATATAATTCCGCGCCCAAACCGCTGCCGGACCCGGTGATTAAGATATTGCTCATTGTTGTTCTCTCCTGATTTGTGATTCCATTATGGCCGCGTAAGCACCCAGGTCATGGATGGAATCGATGTGGGTAAGGTCACTCACTGCAAACCGCGTGAGTTTCATCAGCAGCAACCCCAATATGTGCATCTTGGTGCTGAATACCGGCACCCCGTCGGGGAACAGGATCTCAACAATCGGTTGCACCATTAACATGTTATCGCCATATATCTTATCACGCTCCTGATAAGTTGTCGCCATCTGGCGCAGTATAGCGTCCGGGGTGTAATTGGCTTCCCGCGGTGCTTCGCCGCAAGTTGTCACCAACCGCATATTGAAGCCCGCCGTGGCCAGCTTCTCACAAACGTCTTGCCGGTCCTCATAGAAAACAATCACAACACCTTCTTCGGCCAGGTGTTGTGCCATTTCTAATTTGACCTGTGGCGAATGGCGGTGGTCACCTTCTGCACGCATCAGCAACCGTATCGTCGATAGCCTTTTGAAATGGCCACGCAACCAGTCAACGGTGAGTTGATGATATTGCGCGGGCCGGGAAGTCGCAAACACAATCTCATAGCCCGCAGCGGCACGCTGGTTGACCAGATTTTCGTTGACTAACGGGTCGATGTCGCAAGCCTGGTGGTAAGCCGCGTAACGCTTGTCAGGGTTGGATTGTTCCCAATCAATCAAGTGTCGCCGATGTCGGTCGTCCGCCAGCGTGCCATCAATATCAAACACGGCAAATTCTCTCATGTTTTCGGTCTCTTGATCTGCTTCCTACGGACCCTTCCGATAGTTGAAACGTGAGGTGTATCCCCGAACCGTTTTGAAAGGTTTCTTCTAATTGAAACGTTGGACATGCTTTCTGGATATTCCATTATCGCGTCATACAATTCCCGAGTTAGCCTGACCCGCTTTTTTGGATTGGCTTTGACAGGCTTTTCCGCAGCCATCTTGGTGTTTGATGCCAATTCAACTTTGGTCACGTTGACACCCAATTCTTCCGCCAGGTCCTCAAATGAAGCGTAGTCTCTCAGCGGCATGGTTATGCATAATGTTACGTATGTTTTCATTTCATTTCTCCTGTGATTAGGTTGCCATGCCCCTGGTTGCAACGGGGTTGGCTTCTTGCAATTCGGTGGAGGACCAGAACTTATCCTTGAGTTCCACCTTGAGCGCATCATTGTTCATGCGCGGATCATAAAACTTACAGCTGCCGGGACCATAATGTGGAAAGGCGCATGTGCCGGTGCTCACGCAGTGCACCTGAATGAACGGGTCGGCCCACGGGTGGACTTCAAGTATCAAGTCACGCATAGCGCGGAACACCGTTTGATATTCACCTTGGGTCCTGGTACAGAGGCGCAACTTGGCGGTCTCGTGAAGAGTCCTCAAATTGAACTTGGCCACTATGCTGGTGGTGATGTTTGTTGGGAGCAAACCGCGGGCGTCTTGGACGGGTGTGCCCAGCTCAATGAGAGAATCATAAGCGCCCATCATTTGCCTAATGGTCTGCGCCCAAAGCTGGTCAGCAAACTCATCATCTAAATCTGGCTTCAGTACCTCAGCATCTTTGACGTTGACCACCCGTTGCGCTTCTTGGGCATATGAGCCTGTCCGAGTCCGGACAAGTTGATGCGTGAATGCGCGGGTGACACCGCTGATACGGAACGTATAATCGACGAATTCCCAGGATGACTTGATGGTGCCGAGCATGTAGGCCAGGTGCGCGCCGCGCTCTGCATCAGACCAGTCGGTCGGGTTGTCGTCATACTTCAACCGGGTGCCTTTGGTGGCCAGCAGCAAATTCAATGCGTCCGGCGTGTGGGATAACAGTTCAACGTTCATTTTGTTCTCCTATTGGTGTAAGTGTAGTTTGCGATCATAAGCGGTGGCCTTCAGCAATTTCTTGATGATCAGTGCATCGTGCACAACGTCGTCCAGCAGGATGTTGCGCCATGTTGCAAAGCGTCCAAGCGAAAAGATGTTGTGGTCGTTGGTGAGCCGCACCATCAGTTGCTTGCGCGCAAAATCATCTATGGCTGCAATTTTGCCGTAGCGTTGATTGCTTTTCTCGATGTAATGAAGATCGCCTGGCGCTATGCCAAATGAATCACAAACAGAATTGAACCCCGTTACGGTATGGTCTTGAAGGTCTGTGGTTTCAACAATCAACAAATCCTTCGTGATTGAAGCTCGATAGACGTTGAAATCCGGTTCCGGATAATAAATGGTTTGATAAAGATCGCATTCCGGGATCCGAAATCGCTTCACACTGATTGGCGCTTTATTAAAGGTCAAATTTGGCGGCTTGATGCCGAGTTGAGCCAGGGTGATGTCCATTGGCACGGTGCTGATGACCGGTCTGCCAGTTGCATCCTCAGCAAAATCGTACGGTGAATTCCAACGCACCCGGCCAGCCAGGTTAGCCAGCAGCTGCTCATAAAGATTCTCCGGGGCAATATA